GGAGATCAGGAAGAAATGACCAAGCTGCCTTTCATGGGCAGTTCCGGCCAAGAACTTACCCGTATGTTAGCCGAGGCGGGGATCTCGAGAAGTGAGTGCTTTTTAACCAGTGTTTTTAACTTTAAACCTCCGCAAGGAGATATTGAGAAAATCTGTGTCAATAAGAAGGAAGCTGGCCTTGGCTACCCAATGCCGCCTTACGGCATGGGCAAGTATATCAAGCCAGAACTCTTGGGCGAAGTTGCAAGACTCCAGCAAGAACTCCAGATCGTAAAGCCTAACCTTACCTTGGCCTTAGGCAATACGGCTTGCTGGGCACTCCTCAATTCCAGCGGCATCGGCTCCCTTCGAGGCACCGTAGCCTACTCTACCCTAGTCGATGACCTCAAAGTCCTTCCCACCTATAACCCAGCCGCAGTTATGCGTAACTGGGCACTTCGAGTAATCGTGATAACGGATTTGATGAAAGCGGAAAGGGAGCGTCATTTTCCTGAAATCCGCAGACCGGAAAGGGAAATCCTCATTAGCCCCAGCTTTGAGGAAATGCTCGAATGGTGGCAAGAAAATTCCTCAGCATTATACCTCGGTGTGGACATTGAAACTCGCCTAGGCCAAATCACTTGCATCGGTTTTGCTTCCAGCCCCACAAAAGCCATGGTAATTCCCTTTGTAGATTACTCCGGCAAATCCTATTGGCCTACCCCTGACCTTGAGCTTGATGCTTGGAATTTCGTCGAAACCCTTTTAAGCTCTCCTATCCCCAAGGTATTCCAGAACGGCCTCTATGATCTCCAGTACATCCTCCGAATGGGCCTTAAAATTCAAAATTGCACTGAGGACACTATGCTGCTTCACCATGCCCTTTACCCAGAGTTGCAAAAAGGTCTTGGCTTCCTTGGCTCCATCTACACCAACGAGTCGTCATGGAAGAACACTTATCGCAAAACCACGCTCAAGAAGGATGAATAGGATTTTAGTCCTAGTTCCACCAAGGCCATTAGAAGGTCATGGGCGGGCATCTTTTATCCCATGTATGATTGCCTATCCCTTCCCATACTTTGCCGCCACGCCTCAAATGTGTGTCAAATTATGGCCTTGCTTTCCTTTCCTTTATCTCATATTCTGATCGTCCTAGGAGATACCATGTTACGAGTTTACCCTGCTTCCAAAATCCCACTGGGCTGGTTTTGGCTTGACCTTCACGATAGGTGGAAGGAAATTTATATCCATGCGAGGTGGATTAAACATTGGGCAAATAAAACTCAGGAAACTCCAGCCAATGCCCGCGAGTTTTGGGTTGAGGATTTTGAAGATATTGAAAGTGCAGATTTAGTTGCAGTTTACGCTCATGAAAATGATCAGCTTAGAGGGGCTTTGGTTGAAGTTGGCTATGCCCTATGTCTGGGACTTCCAGTTGTCCTGATCGGAAACCATAAGGACTTCGGAACTTGGCAGCACCACCCCGACATTATCAAGGTGGCAAATTTAACTGAGTTTCGCAAATATCTAAAAACTTTTCAAGCTGCAAAAAGAGGCCAAAATGCCGGTAATTAAAACCTCGACTTATGCCCCTGCGACCAAAGATGAGTCTCACCAAGTCTATAACGGTTTAGATTGCTGCATTACCCTGGAAGTTCTCAGGGAACTTAAATCCCTCCATCCGGTCAATCCCCAAGTCTATAATTTCGCTCTTGCTCTCCAAGCCCCTGCTTTGGAAATGATGCAAAGAGGTTTTCTTATAGACAAGATCTCGGCGCAGAACTCCATCAAGGAGTGTGAGGAGAAAATCCTTTTTCTCCAAGAGGTGCTGGATGAGTTTGCAGTTGCAGTCTGGGGCAAACCCCTCAATCCACGCTCCCCCACCCAACTTATAAAATTCTTCTACGAGGCCATGAAGCTTCCTGAGGTCTGGACGAGCAAAAAAGGGGTACGCAAACTTTCCACCGACCGTGAAGCTCTTGAAACCCTAGAACTCTACTTTATAGCCCGTCCTATCATCCGAACCATTCTCGCAATCCGAGACATTGGCAAGCAGCTCAGTGTCCTACAGACCGAGGTAGATTATGACGGCAGGATGCGTACAAGTTACAACATCGCAGGCACCGAAACTGCTAGGTGGAGTTCAAGTTCTAGTTCCACCGGCACCGGCACCAATCTGCAAAACATCGCCCCAAAGCTTCGCAATATCTTTATCGCCGATCCTGGCTGGAAACTCTGCGGCATCGACCTTGAGCAAGCAGAAAGCCGTGAGGTCGGCTGGCTTTGTGGAGTTCTTTTCGATGATTGGACTTATCTTGACGCCTGTTACGCTGGAGACTTGCATACTTTGGTTTGCAAGTATGCTTGGCCTGAGTTAAAATGGACAGGAGATAAAAAGGAGGATCGAGCCATTGCAGACTCGGTATTCTATCGTGAGTACTCATATCGTGATATGGCCAAAAAGCTAGGCCACGGGTCAAACTATAGAGGCTTGCCCCCTACCATGGCTCGCCATGCTAAGATCGAAACCTATATTGCGGAGAATTTTCAACGGAACTATTTTAAAGCTTTTCAGGGCATACCGAAGTATCACCGCTGGGTTGCAGAGCAACTTCAAGTCTCTCAAAAGGTTACAACAGTTTTTGGCCGTACTCGCCACTTCTTTGGGCGACCAAACGATGACACCACGCTTCGCGAGGCCATTGCCTATGCACCGCAGAGCGCTACCGGAGACCGGCTTAACTTGGCCCTGTGGCGTATCTGGCATACCTTAGGGGACTCGATCCGTTTGACTGCCCAAGTCCATGACGCAGTTTATTTCCAATACAAAGAGGAGGATGAAGGATGGATTATTTCCAAAGCATTAAGCTTAATCGAGACTCCACTTCACCACAATGGCCGAACCTTGATAGTGCCAGGTGAAGCAAAAGTTGGCTGGAATTGGGGCAATTATAGCCCAGCCAATCCCGAAGGCTTAATGAAATACAAGGGCAAGGATGAGCGCAAGCGCACTACCTCCCTCAACCGCATTCTTTAAGAAAGAATACTCCTGTGGACTGGATTGACTCATTTATGAAATACACAGACGGAGTTCCGTCTCCAGACATTTTTCGGCTCTGGAGTGGCATCACCGCAATAAGTGGAGCCCTTGAAAGGCGGGTATGGGTAGAAACAAGTAGAAGTGTGCTTTTTCCCAATCTTTTCACTCTCTTAGTAGCCCCGCCAGCTGTGGGTAAGTGCCTTGCTTACGGAGAGCATGTGCTTACCTATGACGGTAAAGCTGTGCCTATTGAAACCGTCAAAGTCGGAGATTTGCTGATCGGCCCAGATGGTAAATCTCGTACAGTCATTGCCACAGCTCCAGGTGAAGGTCAACTCTATAAGGTAACTCCGACCAAAGGCAGATCATGGCTTTGCAATGGAGAGCATATCCTCTCCTTACGCAAGAGCAAAAATCCTAACCGAGGAGAAATTTGCACAGTCACAGTCTTGAATTGGCTTAAATGGTCAAATACGAAAAAAGCTGAGTGGAAACTTTGGAGAGTTGGGGTAAAAGATTTTGCACTCTCGCTGCCTAAAAGAAAAGACGTTACAAATGTAGGCTTTAATATTTCACTGGCTTCACAAGGCCGCTGGTGGGGAATTGAAGTTGACCAAGATCGTCAATTTTTGCTGGATGACTTTACCGTAATTCATAATACACAGGCCATCAATCCGGTTGAGCAACTCTGGTATGCTAATGCCCAAAAGTTTCATGTCGCTCCCAACAACGTCACCAAGGCCAGCCTCATCGACTCCTTGATGAAGGCAGACAGGAAACTTTTGGCTCCAGACAAAAGCCTGATTGAATACCACACTATGCTCATCGCCGCATCTGAGTTCGGGGTGCTAGTCCCTAGCCATGACCTAGAGTTCCTCTCCGTTCTCAACTATGTATATGACAATCCTAAGTCATATCGAGAAGAACGCCGCACCATGGCTAGGTCAATAGACATTTGCAATCCGCAGCTAGTTATCCTTGCGGCTACTCAGCCTGGATATTTGGCTGCTACCTTGCCTGAGGAAGCTTGGTCAATGGGCACCACCTCACGGCTCATCATGGTCTATTCCGGCACCGGTAAGCATGTGCCGCTTTTCGGCAAGGGCGAGAACAGGCAGGAGGAATTTAAGGCTCTAGCGGAAAGCTTAGGGGCAATGAGCGAAAGGGTCGGGGCTTTCCAATGGGATGAAGATGCAGCCAAAGAAATCGAACGTTGGTATCTGGGCGGATGTGATCCTGTGCCCGAGCACTCCAAGCTAACCCACTATAACGGCAGACGTATTCTTCACATCCTTAAGCTTTGTATGATCTCTGCGATGAGCCGAAGTCCTAAGCTTCGCATCACCCTTCTCGACCTGACTCGGGCCAAGGACTGGCTTTTAGCAGCCGAGGCCACCATGCCAGACATCTTTAAGGAAATGGTATCCAAGTCCGATGGTCAAGTTATTCAAGAAATGCACTTCTTTATGTGGCAGATTTGGGTTAAGGATAAAAAGCCTGTACACGAGTCTCGTATCATCAACTTTCTTTCCCAGCGAGTTCCAAGTGAAAAAATCCATAGAGTCATCGAAATTGCTGAACGATCCAATGTCATCAGTAGAATGGCAGGAACCCAAACCTACACTCCTCGCCCCAAAAACTCTCACGGCCTCGAGTAGACCTACGGCTTCCGCCGCCTGTCCCCACGGTTCCTACACCTTCTATGCCAATTTTGTAGATTTTCATGACTCTAAAGTCAAGATGCTGGAACTCAAAGGTCATTGTGCTTATTGTGAACTTCCAATGACCTTTCAGGGCATAAAAAAAGGACTTAGCTTTCACCAGCCTTCATGCGAAATGGATATGACTTTAAGTCGTTTTCCATTCACAATCGGCTTGGAAGAGCTAAGTCCTATTGATAGACTGAAAGAAGATTTAATAGAGGAAGATAAATAGTTCCATGTTTGAAAATCAAGAAGTGGAACCAGCCTATCCCTGTCCTTTAAGAGAGTCCATTTCTCTTTGCAATCCATCTAATCTCGCAGACATTCCTGCCTGTTGCACCAGTACCAAAGTAAGTTTTTCAAGTTCTCGCTGAATACCTTCTTGAGTTTTCTCCAAGGTGCTAACCTTGCCTGAAACCGTTACAATCCCGCCAAGGAAGGTAAACGCCACGATAAGCAACTCTCCGATCTGACCTAAGTTTATCGTCCACTGCACTTCCATATTAGCCCCCACATTCTTTGGCTTGAATTTTCTGTAAATCATAAAGAGTTTTATTTGACTCTTTGTCATTCCGTGAGGACACTCTCAAATCCTCACCGCTAAGAGCCGCACAAAGCCCTAAGTTAGTCCCTGCGCTTTGCGTCGACTGGCAAGCCCCCAGAGGCAGCATCAAACTCAGCAGAAGCAGATGCTTTAGTTTCCAAAATAGATGTGACATTAGATTGCTCCACTTTTAAGTCTGCTAAAGCTTGACTGTTTGCTCCTGCATCATAGGTCTTTACGCTAACAAAAAGGCTCAAAAGACTCTTGGCAAAATCCAATACAGGTATAATCCATGCAGGCATTTGAGCCTCCTTTTGCTAGGCTTTTTGGCCGACTGGGGTAGTAGTTGCTAAGCGCAAAACCATGTTTGCAATCGTAACAATGATAATTGCATTTTGTGGGCTGACATACTGTGTCCAGTCTACACCGGCCACAAATGTAAGAGCCGCACCACCAACGGCAACAAAGCCGTTAAAAAGCAAAGTTTTATAACCTTTCATCTTAACCTCCATTTAATTTCAAACTAAGAGCTTCAACGGCTCTCACACGTTTTGTCCAGCCTTTGCCAAACCTCTTAAACGACCTTAGACGAGAAAGAAAACCTAGGCGATTGGTTGCATAAGCTTTAATAATCTTGCCTTTATCCGCCTTTAGGAGCGCTTCCATAGTCATGACACCAAGTTTACCATCCACCTTGACACCAAGAACTTCCTGCAAGGTTACAATGGCTTGATGAGGCCCAGAATTAACCGCCTCATCAAAAAGAGTGTAATCCAGCCCGCTAGGAATCTCATCAAACTTTATCGCCTGAGCATACTGAATTTTATAAATATTGCTAACCTCTGCCGGAGTAATTCGCTTGATCCATTCTTCCGGCTGATGTTGAGTTGCCCTATACGCATCAAACACTCGCTGCGTAATTCCTTTGTCCGTAGGGCCGCCCGAGTCTTGGGGATCATTCACATAACCCCCTTCGATCTTAAGAGTCTCGCTTAGAGCCAAATCCCAATTTTGTTGCATTTTAGGCTCCTATAGCAAATGGGTCAACATAAGGGCCGATTGTGAGCCCTTGTTTTTCAAAATTTTGATAATCAACATTTAACGGCTCAACTGGAATAAAACTTAATGTTCCATTTGCCATTGTTGCTGTAATAAGAGTATGTTCGGCATTTCCCCAAACAGCAGATACATAAATCATTTAGTCCTCCTAAAGTTCTGAACTGGCAGTTGAGTTTGGATTTACAATCGTACCTGATACGTTTGGATTTGCCCATATAGTAACGCTGTCCACACCCGATTGATTAACAGTACCTATTGACCCACTTGCAAGCGTTACAGTAGGTGTTATGCGTTTAGTAGCTTTATATGCCCAAGTTACTCCAGTGTAAAAATAATTGCCTGATACTTGATTTTGAGGAATATTGATAATATTTTGCAAAACTTCATAATATCTTTGGCATTGTGGCAATTCATACTGAATAGGCCGTTGCTCAAATGCAGAAGCAGCAGCTCCTATTTCAAATTGCGGATTTGAAATAACCCAAGTTCCACTTGTCTGCGCTCCAACTGAAAAACTAATTTGTATTCCAGTAGTAGCTGCCAAAGGCACAGCAAATGAAGCTGAATACCTTGTCGATGTTGCACTTACAGTAAATGTTCCAGTAGCAATTTGGGTAAGTGCGGAAAAGTTATCTGTTGTAGTAGCATAATATGCAGTCCAAGTTACAGTTGTCAAAACTGAATTTGCAATATACGCCGACAATGTGCAAGTTTTACCTGCCATATCGTACGAATTTACGGCTTCAATTCTTTGAGCAAAACCTATAGCTGTAACACTTGCTGCACCGGTAAATTGATAAAATCCGTAAGCAGTCCTTTGCCCTGTTACGTTTGCGCCTGAGCAAGAAGCAAGCCACCGATCTACGGTATATGCTGGAGTTCCTGCTGTAATCGTCTGTGAAGCGCCTTTATTTCGCTGATCTACCAAAAAAGTCGGATTGATAAATCTGTTTCTAAAATCTCCTACGTTTGATGATACAATAGGCAATCCGTTTGCAGGGGTATAAGCCAAGCATTTCCAATTTCCTGCCCCAAGATACTGAAATGTTGCTGAGTCACCTGCTGCAGTTGTAATACTTGCCCCACTTGGCAAAATTAAACTAATGGCATTATACGTCAGCACCAATGCGCCGGTAAATGTCACATAAAAAATCGGGTTCCAAGCATCAGCAGATGTACCAAGGGAAGTAATCGTAGTTGTGCCAGTAATACTAACCACATTGCTACTTCCAGAACCAATGTCTGTCGTTGCTGCCGACACAATAGTAAAAGTCGTATTGCTCTGCGGAGCAGGATTAATCAACTGAAATGCACTGGTATTTATGTCATATGCTACACCTACCAAATCACCTGTAACCAGTTCTCCGCCAGTAAGAGGCACAGGGCCAAGCGGAGTAGACTTGATAATCGGGATCGGAGGCAAATTGCTAACCACAAGAGAAGTTGGCCCAGTGTTAGTAAACTCTGTAATAAACCAAATTTTTTGACCGGCCTGAGATGAAAAACTTGGGGCACTAATTGTCTGCAAATTTGCCGAACCACTAGAATTGCCCGCCCAGCTATCACCAAGACTGGAAGTATCCGCAGTCAACTGATCCCAAATGGTGTTGCCAAGTGAGTCCTTCAAAATCTGCCGATACGATCCTGAGCCGTAAATAATCGCCTCACCATTTGAGTCTAGCTGAACAGGGTTACTATTCAGCGTTACCCCAGACGGGTCTTGCCAAGTATTTTTCAAAGTATTGGTATTCGGAATATAGAAATAAACAAGACCAGCCGCAAGGGGCTGGCCATTTCCGTCAAAAAACTGCTGTTTGCCGTTTGGTAAAAGTGTAGGCATTTGAAACTCCGTTCGTCTATTGACGCTGATTATTGCGATATTCTGTGCCAGCCAATGCGCCGTAATTGCCAAGATTTTCAAGCCCATTATAGGCTCCACCCAGCACTCCTTCCGGCAATGTTGTTCCTGCCGAAGTGTTTATCAGCCTATTAGCAAATCCAGTTGTGCCTGACAATAAATTTTTAGACCCAAGCGAGGCGGCTCCCAACAATGCAGCAGGAACGGATAACGCCGGATGTTCTGCTGCCATGTGAGCCATTGAGCCAAGGTAAGGCAGGGCTTCATAAGCTCCTACACCACCAGCCCCAGCCAAAAGACCAGTTCTAACTGGATGTTCTGTAAAGTAATTGCCGGATGCTTTAGCTGGTGTGGACAAAATTTGTCCAGTTTTTGCTAACTGTTCCACATCGCTTGACTTGCCCCAGCCAAAACTATCATACCCATTACTAATCGCATTTGCAGCTTCTTTAGGATTTACCACCCCTGAAACAGAGTTATCCGCAACTGGCTTAATAGTCTGCAACAATTTCCACTGATTTTTTGCCTTAGAAAATGCTTGAAAAAGTTCTGGATTATCTTTCAGTGACTCTTGCACACCGTCATCCAAAATAGCTTTCAGTTGCACACCAAGCTTACTTGTCAGCGGATCAGCACTATCAATCAATTTTGAAACCGGCCCGCCAGCACTAGTTAATGCTTGATATGCTTCACCACTCATAACTTTAGGCTGTTTAACTGTCATATCCACCATATCGCCCATGATGCCTAAAACAGTTTTTGCCACAGCAGTTCTTGCAGTCGTATCTCCCGATGAAGTCTGACTATACATATCATTCAACTTTGAGAGCACGCCAGTTGGACTTAAATTCACCGCAGGATCAATGGATAATTGTGGAGCCAAAGTGTCAAAAGTTTTTTGCAAATTTTCCTTAATCGCACCCAAGGTAGGGCCAGTAAGGCGAGTCGGATCTGCATTAGGAAATTTTGTACTGTTAGCTACAGCAGCATCAACATCAAGTTGATTTCCTAAAGCTTTAGTGTATTGCAAAGCCGCATTTGCAGCACTAGCTGGAGGTGCAGTTTTACCCATTAAATTCTCAACCGGAACATCAACACCAAGGTCTTTGGCTGCTGCCGCAGTTCGTGCCACTTCAGTATCAATTTTTGCAATCGTCGGAAGAAACAGCTTTTTAACTAGATCACCTGCCCCACCAAGCACTGTTGAAAGTCCTGCGCCAAGTCCGGCTCCGGTAAGAATATTTTCACCAAGTGTGCCACCAGTCAAATTGATATTAGCTGCACCTTGTGCTCCGCCAACCAATGCTCCACTAGCTGCCCGAGAAGCCACATTAGTAGCCCAAGGACCCCAACCTGAGGGAAGGCGCATTTTACCGGCTGCATCTAAAACTTTTCCACCTTGACCACTAAGAAAATCTAATGCACTTGAAGCCATCGAGCCTGCTTCTGGAGCCAAGGCATTGACGCCTTTAAGAGCCGCACTACCCAGTAAACCACCAACCGCTTCTGTTGCAGGAACTAAAGAAAGCAAGTTACCTGCTGTTTGTGCGCCAAAATTAGCCCAAGGATGTTCAGTTTGATATGTTGAACGAGCTTGAGTTTGAGCCTGTGTTTGGGCTTCTTGCAATGCTTGTCGCTCATCAGGGCTTATTCCTTGATATGTTGGGGTAGCATTACCTTGATCAAGTCCTAAAGTTATCCCACGCACAAACGCATTACCAGCACCATAATTGGCCTGATTTGGATCATACGCACGAGCATTTGAAATATAAGGATTATCTGCACCACCTCGATTAAGATATTCATCATAAGACATTACAACTTGAGGTGAACCTCGCCCTAAATTTTTTGTAGCTACAACATACTGAGGAGTCGTAGGCCCAAGATTAGTTCCTGTCGAAGGACTAGCGCCTCCTACCGAAGGTATTGCAGTTGGCTCAGGTTTTACTGCCATAACAGGCCCAACTGGCTGACCTGCTTTTGCTGCCAACTGTGCTTGTGACTGAGCAATTTCTTGGTTCATAGGTGCTTGAGCACTCATTTGAGCAAGTTTAGCCGCCGCAGCTTTATTAGTAATATCTTTGAGCATCTGAGCACGAAAATCAGTGCTATTACCCGCCGGAGGCACCATCAACGTAGCATCAGGTTGACCGGATGCAAAAGGAGCATACCCAGTTCCACCCATTTTCAAACTAGCCCACTGGGTCATATCATTGCCAGTTTTACCTGCCAAAAACGGATTGGCCTTAATGGCATCTGGATCAAGGTGAGCAGAAACCAAGTCATTTGGATTATTAAGCACAGAAGCAGCACCACCTGCCCCAAAGAAATGAGACAGGTAAATGTTGCCAGGAGTTACAGGCAATCCTTTATCTTGCAATGCTTTTGTGTTGTCACGAATATACTGGATACCAGCATCAATGTTTGTAGCTGGATCGTATTTGTTTCCATTTGGGGCATAATTGCCAAACGTCCGGTCAATCATTTGGTAAAGGCCACCCGCGCTTGCATTAGGATTTTGAGCCTTAGCATCAAATTTTGGATTTTCATTTCGCAAAACTCCCAATGCAACCTGAGGATCAACTCCGTATTTTTTCGCAGTTGCAGTCACCATATTGTAAATATCAGACGGAACTCCAGTCGGAGGGGCAGAAGGCGCAGTTATGCTGGAACCATTTGAATTTTGCCCAGCAGTATAACTGTTAGCAAAATCAGTTGGAATAAGTGAGTCGCGCCAATCTGCCATTTTTATCTCCTACTTACTGTTGAGTGTCATTTCTGTGAATATAAGCATGAAGCATCTTTTCATTGCTATTAGCCCAATTTTCCCAGTCTGACTGAATGGATTTTGGCGTGGCCTTGATCCCATTCTCTGCAATATAATTGTCCATGTGAGTTTGCTGAATATTAGCAAGTTCAATCATAGCTTTATAGTTACCCAAAATCTTTTGCACAGCATTTGGATCACTATCAATATGAGCCATGTTGGTTTGATAACCTTTCCACTCGTCTTGTGAAACTCGGCTTTGACCGCCAAAATCGCCTTTCACGCTCTGAGTGGACATTGACGTAAAGATGTTTTTTAAAATTTGAGCATTAGCAAGCCCATCAGGATTATTCATAATGGTATCTTGAATACTTTTAACTGTAGCTGGATCAACACCGATCTGCGTCAAAGGCAAAGCTTGAACAAGCTGTGCAAGATCAACTCTGCCACTTGTTCCTGCGCCAGTTTTAAATTTCTGCAAGATATCTTGAGCATTAGCAATTTGCTGACTAAGCGCTTGATAGCCTAAAACTTTTTCATTAACCGAGTCTTTGTATTTAATTATTGAGTCCACATTGGATTTTTCCAAAGGCCCAAGTCCTGTTTTATTTTGCAAATCTGTTAATGTTTTATCTGCCGCAGCAGCAGCCGGAGGTTGCGCCTGAGACTGGGGAGGAGCAGTCCCAGGCGCGGGAGAAGCAGGGCCACCGGACTGGCCCCCTTGCGCTTCTCCTGGAAATGCAGGCTGAGAGCCTGGCAAAGGTTTGGCTATAACAGCATTAGGCAGGTAAGGTGCTTCAGCAGGATTAACAGGAGCACCCACAGGAGCACTTGCTGGCGCTTGAGGCCCATTAACGCCGAATGGCGAAGGCTGCGGCCCAAGAGGTGGCATAGGCGGATTAAGCCCTGCTGCACTTAAAGGCACAATCATTGGTGCACCAGTTCTTGGATCAATAACATTTACAGGAGGTAGATACATAGGCGTAACGGCGGTAATTGTAGACGCACCAGTGCCTTTGTCTATCGTACGAAGAACATTAGCTGCCCCTGTATTCAAGCTTTCAATCGTAGGGCGATAAGTATCAATTTGAGTTTGCACTCCCATTGCTTGATCTGCAATCCTTTTGGTGACACGAGTCAAATCTTGCGGAGACAAAGTATGTGCCTCCTGAGCATAAGCTGCAAACTGAGCTGGAGTAATCACCTTGTTTTCCAAAGCAGTTTTTGCTGCTCCAACAAACGCTTCCGCAGTCACCAATCCCTGATTATTTGCTTTGGCATCGGTCAAAACTGATTGAGCAGCTTGCCCTAAAATATTCATTTGTTTGCTGTTATTATCCAACATCATGGAAACTGTGCTAGCATCTACTTGCTTTGTTTCCAAAATATTTCTAATAGCAGCGCCTGCTACAGAGGCAACATCTGGATTTGAAGCAAGTCCTGCAATCGCTTTATTATAATCCACTGTCCCATCTGGGCCAGTCGCCGCCTGAATAACAGCACCAGCAGCTTGCAAAGCTTTAGCATTTTGTATTTCAATTTGCTGCGCTTGCATTGCTTGCGCTTGTGCAGCCATACTCTGCCTACGGACCTGCATTTCCTGTCCTTGAGCTGCCATTGCCAAAAAATTTGGTGCCTGATTTTGGGCAATCAAAGGTTCATACATGCTTGTGTCAAGTCCGTTAGGCATCTTATATCTCCAAATTTCTTACAAAAGTTTAACCACCTGGAACTCCAGGACTATGTATCAGTCCCATTTCCGCACTATTCAGTCCATAATTGCCAGTTAAACCTGGATTATTAACTGATCCATTCAAAAGCCCCATCAAACCATAATTGTTAGCATTTAGGCCGTTAGCTCCTGCTGCAATACCACTACCATAATAACCCTGAAGGCCGCTGTTAATTGCACCAGCTGCGCCCATATACCCCGCAGCCTGGGCAGTACCGCCCTGCATAATGGAATTGGCAATATTTGATCCTGTAGTTGTAGCAGCATTACCAACACCAGCCGCCGCATTTTCACCAATTCCTGCTGTGCCAACCAGCATATTATATGCTTGCTGATTTGTCGCAAGGTTATTGGCAAACTGAGTTTGAAAAGTGTTACTTGCCAAGCCGGTAGCATACTGCCCTGCTCCTTTAAGAGCCGCACCAGAATTTGCCAAACCTTGAGCCGCATACGAGTTTTGCACTCCCTGCAACCCCTGATTGAGTGTAAACTGATAACCTGGAGTGTTTTCTAACTGCTGCATGGTAGGCTGAAAAGGTGCGGTAAGACTCGGCAACGCATTTGTCAGCATATTTGTTGCACCAACACCAGCCGTCATATACGGTTTCAGGTTTGCCTGAGTCGTATTAAACATCTGCATTTGCTCAGCTTGCGCTGCTGCTGCCGCATTTGACTGGGCATTTGATGCACTCAAAGACCCAAATAAACTGGCGCCAGCTCCAATAATTGATCCGATACCCATTTGTTTATCCTAGTCTTTTAGTGTGAATGTTATCCGAGTGGGAGTAACCAAGGTGGGCAAAAAGTTTATCCAAGTTTAAATCTTCTTCAACCTTGGTATGCCAAAAAACTCTTTTAACCCCACGCAAAGTTAGCCATTTCTCAGTTTCTTTAATCAGCTTAATGCCAATTCTGCCTTTGGCTCTTGAGGCCAACTCGAGATAATAGGCATCTTCAAATCCACAAAGAGTGCTAGCATAGTGCATGTGGGCTCTAACCACCATCAAAGTATAGCCGATCATGCGCCCAGCTTCTCTGGCAGTCAATATCTGAAGCTGCCCCCTCTTAAATAAAAAGTCATAAGATGGGATGTCTGGCTCCATTTTCATGCTCTTATCCTGAGCAATTATCTGATAATGTTCTTTCCAGAGTTCTTGAGAGTCTCTTAGAAAGGTATCCCAAGTTTCAAGCTGAAAAGATATGTCAGACATCAAGTTGACTCCAGTTTGGGGTGTAAATTTCTTTGGGAGAGGCAATGTCGATTGAAAGCCAAATAAGAGGATTGGCAGTCAAATTACTCACCGCAAGCTGTGCTTTTCTATTTACCCACCACACTGAACTAACTGGCGGATAAATAATTTCCCCACCACTTTCCATCGCCACTCCAACATCCCCTTGAAGCACCACAATATACGAGTCATAATAATCATCATGCAGTTTTTTGCCGACATACAAATCTTGCACATCTTCAAGTTTTTCAAAGAAGTCACTTTGCTTTTTTCCTGCATCAAGTTTATGAATGGCAACTCGCCCAAGATGCTCTCCACTCACCCGCCCGACCAAAGTCTGGATCAGAGAGTTTACTTCCGGCAAAAGTGCTCGTGCTGGATAATTCTCCACCACCAGTTCACCGTAAACCGACATCAAGTAACTTTGCCCTTCATTAAACTTATTATGCCTAAGAACAATATCAGTAAGTTCCCAATCACCACGTATGTGCTCCATTATTCTGTATTGACCCCAAAGGTGCCCTTGCCGAGTTACCGATGCTAAAAGAGGGAGCGTGTCCAGCTGCCCCATCATCAAAAAATTATTCATCTCCCAAACTCCTCTATCCTGGCATAAATGTCATTGTAGGAGCAACACTGTAAGTCACGGTTACAGTATCACCCAAGGCTATACGAAATCCGGCATTAGCTGCCTGAGTATGCACAATAGTGTCGGCACGCTGAATAGTTAATGCAGAAACTGATCCGCCAATAACATAAAGTGTGCCAGCACTTTTAGGTTGAAAAACTAAAGGGGAGCCGGTAGCTTGCACTACAGTCGGTTGCCCTGGATTTGTAGCTGTGTAAACTCCTTGAAGAAAATTTCTCCAAAGTGGATTTACTGTGCAATCGGGAAGTGTAAATGGCATGTTGTAGTTTGGAAAAGTATTTGCCATCAGTTACGTCCTGGAGTTATTTCAATAAAAGCACCTTGAAGAGCCACTTTAGCCGGAACTGACCAAAAAAGTTCAAACACCCGATCTCGAGCCATACCAAGGTTCCACCAAGTTGGAATTTCCAAATAATCCCCACTTTGCCCTATGGTCTGCTCAATTGCATCACTCCAAGTTACCCCTTTTGTATCACTAAATCTGAGATACATAGTCGGCTGAATTGACACCACTTTTGGTCCAAAATCCGCACTGAAATCCAAGTTAAAATCAGGAGCAACTGCCAATGCAGTTACTTCCGTTCCAACTTCCGCATCGGCTGTAAATTGATTATAAACTACTCGTTTATTCTCGTTCACAATATGAGAGAAACCTCTGCGCCGTACAATTTGAGTTCCATTGTCCGTGTAATTATTGGTGTCCCAAAGATAGAGAGTGCCAGTTTGCCAATCCCCTACTACCACACTTCCATAAGCTTGAACTCCGCACTGCGCCCGATGCCTGTGCTCTACACCATTATTGTCCAGCCAACATTCTTCATGCCAAAGATGCTCTGTAATGTCGTAAACCCAAGTTTTGTCTGCTGTCGGAAAATTTACTCGATAAAAGGCATGTCCATCAATTTCCAGCACAAATCCAATCGCATCTGCCACAGTGGAATAATTTTGAATTTCTGCATCCATGGCAAAGGTGGAGATTTTTTGTGCTCGATAGGGCATACCCATCATAATAGTCTTTTGGCCGTATCGGTTCTGACCTACCCAAAAAAGCATTATGTCATAGGTAGCCACCGAATACGGGGCGGCACAGCCATGATTTAGCAATGATCCATGAATTTGTGCGAAGGGAAAATTAGGATTGCCCACGTCATTCCAGACCTCACTTGTCTGGGTACCAAGAAGCCATATATCCCCATGCACCACAATTAAGCCCACAATATCATCTGGGCCTCCTGTTTTCGAAACAATGTAAAGCGGATCAAATGCCACCTCATTGCTTAGTGAGGAGTAAAAAATTGGAGTTCCAGGCTGATTAAACAGCAAGAAAGTGTCCAAATAATCTATTCGAGTTGAGCCCAAAAAATTTGGATCGGTAATGGTAGAAAAAGCTAAGGTAGACAAAGTTACCTGATAGCCAACTGTTGTCCCATCCACCAGCACCAAACTGATGCCATTGTCTTTCATTTGCACTGGAGTCAAATAATCCGCTATTTGCCCGACTTGAATAAACTCCCAAGACGAGTCAATATAGTAAAGATACGGTCCTAGAGCGCCAAAAAGCTGGCCTGTCGAAGCCGTATAAAGGCCGCGAAAACCAGCTAATGGTCCTTGTGCAAGTTTTGTAAGTCCTGGAGTTGGATAATAAGTGTAGGGGGCTGGTGCTCCTTCTGGGTTCTTCTCAGGATATAAATTCAAGCACCTTTGGGCATTTGCTAAAAGTGATCTTGCAGTATAACTACCGCCGATAAGAGGAAGTTTCACCAGCCTACTCCTTTATTAAGCCGACAAGACGATTGACCAGTAACCTGCCTGTGCACAGAAATAATACAAGTTTTTGCCAGAAGCAACTGAAATACCGGTTGCACCAGCAGTTGAGTTTATGAAGTCACCGGTCTGACCAAAAAGCTGAAGTGCGTTTGCACCAGCATTTGCAATGGAACCGGAGTCACCAATATTAGCTTTAGGCAAAATTACACTGTCTCCAGTTGTAGCCACCGTTGCTACTTTAGAAAACGTAGCATTAAGCTGATACGCATTTGCTTGCCCACCACCGGCAGTAGCAATAATGCCATACTGTGCTGTGGCTAGTGGATTACCAATCCGATCATTAAGCTTGGTTCCGTCAATCAGACGATAACCATTCTCAAAGTTATTAGGGTTATAAATTGCAGAAGCTACCATATTCTCTACTCCTAGTTAAAGCTGTCTGTATAAATGTTGTAAACACCATCACGAACAAGTCCTTGTGGCATCCTCAACAACTGTTGCTTGTAATTTGCTTTTACAAGCGTGTTTTCTGCGTCCCTTGCCAAGAAAATAAGTTCTTTGCTGGCTTCAATCCTATACGCCGAGCATATCCTAAGCGCTAAAGCATATTGAAGGGCTGCAAAATATTCAGGCGGCAAGCTAACTGCCGTAGCAGGGGTGGGAAATGTTGCCAGTACCATAGGCACTGAAATGTGAAGTTCGTAAATATTTGCCACAGGAACAGGCCAAAAGTAAACCGTAGCAACTGGAAAATTTTCATCCAGATAAACCCAGCTTGGTATCGTGCCCATGCTTTTTAAGCTAATGCGGTTATAGTCCTCTTTAGACTGAATAATGCCCAAAGACCTATCTACCGGAATACCGGAATTGATAAGTCTGACAAAAGCCGAGTCCATTTTCCTAGGGGCATCTACAAATGGAAAATCTCCACCTGGTCCGCAAGTATAACTTAGCGCACCAGTGGAGGTCAAAGACAACTCTACCATGTGGTAGATGAAGATTTTTTTCTGGTTCCACTGGGAAATCAGCCAATTCAAACGGCGCAGCCCAGTAGATATATCTTCTGCTGTAAGGTTTCTACCAGTCCCCTTAATGCCCACATCACGAAAAGCTTCGTTAATGATGTCTAAAGCTGTCGCCGTTGGAAGTGCCATAATTTACCTCACTTTAACTTGACCATTTCTCTGGCCTCGGCTTTTGGTGCTTGAGCAGCCAGCAAATCTGCCAGTTGCTTTTTCATTGCTTCCATTTCAACAGTCTGTTTTGCCAACTGTTCTGCCAAATTGTTCTTTTCCACCAAAACCGGATCAGGCTCAGCGTCAGGCTGGGATGCAATATGCGCCAGTTCTTCTCGCTGATTATTTACAATAACAGTCTTACCATCCCAGTTTTTAACTGCTTTTGGAAATTCTGAAAACTTGTAAGGGGGAAAATTTATCTTAGCGTAAACGCCTTTATAACCACTCATTTTTGCCTCCGCAGTAAAAAAGAGGGGGACTAAGCCCCCTCACACTAAAGTTAGATCGCGTCACCCACGGCAACTGCCCATTCAGGACGAACCCAAAGGTAGCCGTAAAGAACGTCCAGACGAGTAATAAACTCGTCGTTGGTGATGTTGTAAGCCGACACCATACGCATCGAGATCCCATCAAACTGCTCACGAGCAGCTTCATGCACACCCTTTGGCAACTCAAGGTCAGCAGTGGCCAAAGTCACAGCTTCAGGAGCATACGCAATGTTCTTACGATAAGCGGAGCCAGTAGGTGTCACAACTGAGATCTGAGCGCCGTTAACTGGCGACGAGTCTGTGGTCTGATACTGAACTGGGTTGCCGCCAATCGGAGGAACGATTGCTGGGTAGATGGAAAGTGAAGTTGCGCCAGTGGCAGCAGCGGCAGTAATAACAAACTGGGCAGCCTGCATGGTGCTTTGCTTGGTAATACGGTTGACTGCGTTCACGTTTGCAATGGTGATAATGTCACCAATGTTGAGCGGGCCGCTCAGTGCGCTGACAGTCAAGCTGTTGCCAGTCTGGTTTGCACCAGCCACAGTCGGAGCAGTCACGAAAGCACCAGTATTGTGCTTAATAACTGTCTGATCCATGAAGAACTCAAAATTGACAGATTTTTCAATCATGCCAGTTTCGTACTGCTTCGAGATCGTATCCGAAGGATTAAGCAAGCCGGT